TCCCGTTAATCCATATTTTTATATCCGAACCAATTCTCGCCACCGCAACGAAATTCCAAGCATCGTTTGTCAAAGCAGTTTGCGAGACATAATCCCAAATCGTTGTTCCGCCATAAGAGCACGATTAAAAAATGCAGCTTCATACCAAGTACTATTTGAATAAAATTGTCCAATACCATAATTAATTCTACCAATTTCAAAAGAATAGAGAGATTGTTCTAAATTTTGCCCATTAAGACTGTTAAAAATTGTCGTGCTATCCACTTTCGTTCCGTTAACATATACAGCAAATTCCACATCTCTATCCCAAACAATTGCTATTTTGTAATCAACACCAACAGAAAAGGAATAAGAACTTATCCAAATATGTCTATCTAAAGAAGTATCTTTAATTATAACATGCAACTTCCCATCCGTAGTAAAACTAATTCTGTAAATACTGGGGAATTTACCCATAAAAGCAACTTCACTCGAAAGGTCGTCAATTTTTAAGCTCCCATACCAAGTAACATCATTTGTATAAGGCTTAAAATCTTCTGCTTGCTCATCTGGAATATACAGATATTCATTAACTCCTGGAAACTTAAGCCCGTGCCCGCCTTGATAAATCGGACTTGTGCCAGTCATATCAGTGAGCAAGTCGTTGTAGTCTGTCCAACCGCCAATTGATAGGTCATGTCCATTCCCGCTCAAGTCCTGAATCACCGTTTTACCCGTGCCCTCTTGCGCATGGTAAATATCATCGAATACCCAATAAGCAACGACACCTTGTATTTCAGTTGTCACCGCTAAATAGTCAACGCAAAGATGATAAGAAGGATTGCCGTTGTCTGGATGGTAAAAGCGCATTGTCAGTGTGTCGTTGAAAACGTGGTTTGGGTCTAAATCTATCGTATAAGTATCCAACTCCTCGTCAAGTGTCACTGTTGTAACGGAATCCCAATCTGAAGTTGTTTCGTTCCATACCTCAAGATAAACATCACGCCTGTCTGTGCCTGAATAATATGCCTTGATAGTCACGTAGTCGGAAACTTCACCGCTGGGAATAGCAAAAGTCACTCGCACGTCTATCCCAGGAGAACCAGAAACTTCCTCAACTTCCCAGCAAACACCATCTTCAACATAGGAATTGCTGTAAGGCGATGTCTCCGTACCGACTACATATTCCACCGAATCGATAAACACGGTCGACACGTTCTTTTGTGCACGTGGAGTGGCGTCAAACGTGAAATCGTGAAAGTCGCCGTTTGTGACAATGTTAGCGCCTAATATTTCGTTGTTTGCCACCGAGTGCAGTTTCATCTGACGCATCGGGTCTACTAACAGCTTTAACGCACCACCAAGTCGTGGGATGTGATAACTACCACGTACCGGTCCGGGCTGTGGCCATTCCATTGGCCATTCTTGCGGCGTCACGCCGCCACCACCCGCCGGCATCGAGGATAATATCAATCCAATACCGCTATATTTTAATGAATTTCGCTTCATAGGATCGTCTTCCCCGCATATACGTTCACATTTGTTGCTGCATAGCTGGAATCTTCATTCTCGATTTCTTTCACCTTAATCTTGCTCAATCCCCGCACATTGATCAGCTCTGTCGCTCGCTCTTCACTGTTAGTCGACTGCACCAGTGTCACTGTTGCGTAAATTTGCGTGTCAAAATTTGTTCCGTCCACACTGCTTACCAGCTTTGCCACCAAGTTGCCACTAATTGAAGCGTTCCCGCCAGTTGATTTTAACTGCACGGCAATTACTTCAACATCCGAAACATCAAACTCTACATCACTCGCCGTGCTATGTGTGCTAGCCGCCGCAATGGAAGAAATGTCACTATTATAAAATTGGATATATGTTGTCTGACCCATGACTCACCTCACTTTTTCTTTTTCTTGATCTGCTTTTTAGGTTTGCTTTCCGTTACCATTTTATTCGGGGCTTTTTCTACTACTGACTCCATTACTTCCACTTCAAGATCAGCTTGTTTTTTTTGCACTACTTTCTCAAAATTGTATGGAAATTCTTTCAGCAATCGTCTCGCTTCTTTTTCTGGATAATCTTTTGTCTCGCCTTCAAAAATAAGATGTATAGGACCATTGTGATACTTTTGCCTCAACCCTTTTGGACTGCTCTTATACTTCAATAACATTTTTCTTCTCCTTTATTTTCTGGTCAACTAAACAAATTAATTTTTTTAGCAATTTTTTCTGATCATATCGCTTTTCTATAAATTCTCGATACACTTCAGGCGTCCAAGAGCCCTGTAACAAATCACGCAGTTCATCAAACGTTAGCCACGTCCACTCTGGCTGATAAACTTTCTCAGCTCCAATCCACCGAAAAACTAATGGCTTACAACCGCAAGCCATACCCTGCGCTACAACAGCATGAAAGCTCTCACGTGGCGAAGTTGACAATACATACGACTTGTCAACAAAAAATACCTGCAAATCTTTCTGCCATGGATAAACAATCACATTTTCTGGCACTGTCGCCTTGAACCACGCCTCTACATCCTTCTCTTGCCATTCTATCGCTACATGAAACTCAAAGTCAGGAAATTCTCGTGCAATGATCGGAATAAGCTGCACACCTTTTTTATTTGCACCATAGCCTGCCCAGGCTACTTTGTTTGTGCGAAATTTTTTCTTTGGCATTTGAAATTTCTGCAGATCCACACCAATTGGTATAACCGAAACTCGATCTTTCAGCCATTCAGGATGCTCCAGTCGACTCTCCCAGTGCTCTTTGATATGCTCCGCTACAAACACAATATGGTCAAATGCTTCAAAATCTATCAAATCCACATATCGTGTGAACACCTCATAAGAATGAATCCGTAAAATTTTTTTTGCTTTCGTTTCATAGTTGGCTACCGCTAAGGCATTTTCGTCAGCCCAGTCTACCCAAATAACATCTGCGTTGCGAGCATGTTCTGGATTAAACTGCTGCGCAAAACGAATTGCATAAGTCCTTTCTATTTCTCGAACTAACGGCTCTACAAAAGTTGTATATTTTGCCACAACATAAACCCAGCCACGTTCAGCCCGCTCTGCCTGTCGCACCCGTGAGAGAATTTTTGCCTCAAGTTGATGAAATCGCTCAATGTCAGGCCCACGCACCAGCCCTTCACGAATTGCATCCAGTGCGCCATCTACATTGTTTTGACCTACTCGTGCGAGAGCCAACTTCCACCACGGCAACCAGGTATAAAACTCTTGTTCGATCATCAAAAACATAGCTGGTAATGGCACAGACGTTGCTAACCGATAATAATACTCCGCTGCTTCATAGTTTTTCTCCAAAAATCGTAAATCACCTAATGCCACTATATGCTCATTACGTGGCACACCCTCCTCAAAGCAAGATAAAAGAACCTCTTCAGCTAATGCTTTTTCACCGACATTCTGATAACAGATAGATAAAAAGAGTTTCGCCTGATAACGCTCTGAGCAAAACTTAGACTCTCCTAAATAGCGCCGATACCAGTTGATTGCCTTTTGCCATTCCTGCATTTCATAATAAGTATTGCCGAGATAAAACATTGCCCGTACATCGCCTTCATTGGCAAGCTTCTCCAGTCCTTTGGTATTCATTTTTTTTCGCTGTTCAGCTCGCTGTTTGAACCGCTCAGTCGGCTGATTGTGCCAGATAGTCACCTGTGGCATTGTGCGGCGATTTTCCTCATGCAAGATTGTATTGTGCACCGCGTAACTATAACGCACAAATGGCTTAAACATACGCGGCTGTTGAAATAACTGCACTCCGCCGTTCGTCTTTCGTTGAGCAATAGTGAAATCGATGACATCCAGCTCAGTTTCGTCTCGCCGCTTGAATTCTTGTAAATAAACCACACCAGTAGGATCAAGCTTTTCATGTCCATCCAGAATAAGCACATAATCACCAGTACATTTCTCAATAAATTGGTTTCGTGCTTTTGCAAAGTCATTTTTGAATTCAAATTCATCGATCGAAAATTTTATACCACTTTTTGCTAATACTGAAAGCACCCTTTCTTTTGTGGCATCAGTAGTTGTAATATCGATGCCAATTACTGCCTCATCAATGACCGGCAACACCGAACGAATCGCCTGCTCAACTGTCTTTGCCTCATTTTTGAGAATCATGCACAGTGAAATTTTCATCGCCTCTCCTTGCAACTTTGATAATGTCTTCAAGTATGCTTTCAATGCTCACCGCCCAACGTCCAAGCCCAACAATATCAATAATAAAGATGGGTTCGCCGGAAATGGGTCGAGAAAGTGCCCATCTCCGCCGAATCCCATCAATTTTAACCACCCCGCCGCCGAGTTTAACGGTCAGCGGGATAGGATGCTTCGGATATTTAATTTCACTGAATTTCATTATGCATTTGCAACGTAGCCGCTTGTGTCAAACCAGATAATCAAAATCTTGCTGTTCGTAGTAGCCGCAGAACTGAATTGAATGTTTCCAGTGGATACTACTCGACAATCGTTGCGTAGCGATACATTTGCAAACCAGGTACCACTTGGATCAAACTCAATAGCTGCTAACAGCACATCGCTGGTCGTTATTTTTGCCGCCGAGCCAGTCGCTCCACCAGCGGTCTTAAGGCTGATTGCCGTACTCTGATTTCCACCATCGGCATAGCTGAATCGTATACCCTGAAGCTGCTGCAATATATCTCTTAAATCTACGTTCGTCCCAGGTGCTTTCCAACCGAAAGTACCATCCAACGAACTTAGACTCTTTGGTGCTGAACCTTGTGCCATGTTTATTCCCTCCTATAAATTACGATGCAGAAATAGTTGTTTTTACGTTGTACAACAGTGTTGCCATTGGTTCGGTAGTCGCATCATATGGATCCTCAAAAGCAATTCGAGTCTTTGCAACGAGTTTCAACTGGTCAGTCTCAATATCACGATCACTGGCAAGAGTTATTCCAGTTCGCACACCTACCCAGAAACCAGGAGTATAAACCAGACAAATACTGGTTCTATTAGTGGTAGAACCATCATAAACACCGCTGGCGTTCAGGTTATCCCACATGTATTCAGACACAATAATTGGCGTGCCGTCAATTTTTCCAACCTCACCTTTAAGAATAGTTGCATTCGGCCCGTACTTCTCAAGTGTCAGTATCTCAGAAATGTTGAGCATCTGAATGTATCCATTAGGGCTGACAACATAAGCCAATTTTGTCGGATCAACGCCGTATTTACCCATTAAAATCCGAATACCACGAAGCAATACAGTGCTCGCATTTGCTCCGCTAGCGTCTTTTGTAGCTGTATTCGAACAATTAAGTGCATAATACCGCAAGCCTTTAAATGCCTTTCGAGCATCATAGCTTGAAGTTACATCACTATCCTGATGAGAAGCCGAATCATCACCATTTATAATCGCAGTCTCTTTCGCCTCAGTAAGAGCTTTTGTCAAATTATCTCGTACAAAATCAAGTAGATTAATGATTGCATCTTCGCTGATTTCTTCCGAATAGACCACTCGACCAGCAAATTTCTTGGCACTGAACTGGAAATTTCCAGTAGTCGGTGTGCTGGCCTTAATCTTGGTCGCATCATCAGCAGTAGATTCAGGAATCAAATAACCAGTCGCTCCAGCACTCTCGATTGGAAACTTGTACGGGTTAGTTGGCATGTTCACATGCGGAAACAATGCTTCAACCTTGCGTGCCAATCGAATTTTTTCTAAAAGCTGATTTGAAAATCCAGTCGGAATCCATTCAAGTCCAGCGCCACTGGTACCAGTATCCAATGCTTTCGCCAATTCAGGATCATGTTTTAGTCTGTATATCGCTCTTTGATAAATTTTTGTTTCTGGCAATACTCGGCGAATGGTCGACCGACGAGCTCCCGCTAACATCGTTCCAACAATCAACAGATCATCGTTGATTTTCTGCCACTCAATAAGCTTTTCAGCCGTGCTGGTTGGATAGAACATTTTCAGTTCACGTTCACTTGCCAACATTTTCGCAGTTATTTCCACGCCATCATCCAAAATCACTTTTTCGTTCAGTACTTTCGCAAGTGCTTCCTCTTCTTCAGTATTAAACTCATGTTTTGTTTCTGCATCTCGTTTCTTTTGTGCCTCTATCATTTCTTGAACAATTTTCCGCACCTTCTCATCAGTCGCAGGATCATCGCCACGATCAATTAACTCTTTGACTCGCTCAGTGACCTGTGCCGAAATTTGTTTTACTAATTCTTCTGGATTAAACATTTTTGTCACCTCCTTTTTTCAAATTCTTCTCGATTTCCTCTACAATTCGCTCCACAATTTCGTCTGGATCGGGCTCCCAGGCCTCCTCTAAATCAAAATTGGACTCCAAGGTCTCCTGCACGCTACGAAATTCTGGAACAGGTTTGTCAAATTCTTGATAATGTCTTTTCAACTTGCATTTCATTTTCAAATTCTCTATATTGCCTTGTAAATCAAATTTGAATTTATTTTATGATTTACATTTGTAAAAACTGTAAAAAAGAATTTACTGGAAAACCTTCCGCAAATAGAAAATTTTGTAGTCGTAGATGTAATGCTATTTATAACAAACCAAGATTTAAGAATGCAAAAAAAACATTTATTTGTAAAGAATGTAAAAAACCTTTTGAAAATTACCAGTCCAACAAACCAAAATTTTGTTCTCGCGAATGTTTTCATAAATATCTTACTAGAGAAATTCTTAAAAAAAGAACAAAAGAAAAAAATCCCCATTATAAGCCAACTCCATTTATAGATTGTCAATATTGTGGTAAATCTTTTCAAACAAAAAATTACAAAAGACAAAAATATTGTTCCCGCGAATGCATGGGAAAAGCAAGAAAAGGATATAAAAATCCCAGTTGGAACGGAGGCTCCGATGCCAGAAGTCCCTATGCTTTCAAATATAAACAACTTCGCGAAGAAGTTTTCAAAAGAGATAAATATATGTGTCAAATATGTAAAAATAAAAATAACTTGCATTTGCATCATATTAAACCCTGGGCTAAATATAAAGAATTAAGATTTGATCCAAATAATTGTGTAACATTATGTCGTTCATGTCATTACCTTATTCATTCTTCTTCGTTATTCCAGAAACAATTTCATCAACAATTTTGTCTATAATTTTAGAATCAGTTAATGTTTTATAAATAGTTAAATCTTCATCATCAAAATCTCTAAATTCTGGTGGTGTTTTATCCCATTCTCGATAATGTTTTGCCAAGTGATTAAAAATTCCACGCCGTTCATTTTCAGGCACATCTACCCCACCTCGTCCACCAAGCAGTGCCACCATAGCAGCAGCAACACCACGCCAAACGGTTTTCAACTGTCCATCTATCACATCGTGATGTGGCAATTTGTAACCGCCAAAGTCGTCAGCCTTTTCTGGATCAACGTATGCAAATGCCTTCGCATATTTTCGCCAATTTATTTTATCTTTTTTGCCACTACCATCACTACTTGCCCACTTTCGAATCCTCGCCTCTGCTGCACGTTTATCCCAGGGACGATCTTCCGGTGCTAATGGAAAAGATTGAAATGAAATAACTCGTTTTTCTACATCATCAAAATTTTCTTCTCTAATCTTTTTTGCAATATCATTTAATTGCTCTAACAATTCGTGCATTTGCTCCAACAAATCATCTTTGCTCCGTTGCTCTGACGCTGGCTCAAACGCAATCCCATTATGCGACCGACAGTGTGCCCGCGCCTGAGCTACTGTCCACTCATCCTTTGGATAACGATAGCTTTGATCTTCAGAGCCACCGCCACGCTTAAAACCAATAATAGCATAATAAGTCTTTCCTTCATGCTCTCGCCGCTGTCGGCGAAAACGGATGTAATTTGCTGGATCACGCACCCTGCAACTATGTTCGTTTGGATACGGTTTTTGTGGATCAAATGGTTCAGTATTGTCAAATATCTCCTTTAATTCCTTCGGCGGCAGATTTTTCTCATTAAAGCCCAACGCCTTGCAAAATTGCGCCCACTCGTTCTCATCATTTTCAAAAATTTTCTGAGTCATCTCTACCCAGCCCTCTGGCGTATGATCAAAATTGTCGTTCTGATAAAATTTCTCAAGCACTTCATACCACTTCAGCGCTCGTTCATCACCCTCAAATTCTTTTCGCTGAACTAATGCATTTGGATTCGCTGGTACCGGTACTGCCGAAAATTCCAGCAGCTCCCATTCTTTGTACGTCCGTCCACGCTGACCATCCAAAACTGGTCGATCACTGTAAGAAATAGGCAAAAACCGAATTGAACCCGCATTTAGAAAGCCATTTTTGTATTTGTGATAGACCAACCGCGCAAATGGATCATCCATGTCAAATTTCACATCCGCTGTCACTCGTTGTGGCGTGATCTTCAACGTTTCTGGAATAATTCGGCCTATTGGCAAACTTCGAAGATCATGCACCCAGAGAAACACTGGATTTTTGAGAAAATTCTGCACCTTCGCACCAGCTGGCTCAATCACTTCACTATCTCGGTCTACTACCCGCTCAGTTAGCACAAACGGTAAGACACCATCTGGATAATCATTCGCTTTCTCTTTATCAACATAACAAATTTTCCGCACAGCTTTTGACGACTCAGGTGTATATGTCCAACTTGTCGGATTGTCTGAAATTGTAAATGGTTGACTACTTATAGATTCCATTTTTTATGTCCTCCCTAATGATTTTATTCAAAGAGAAAGTTCATAGACCGTAGCCTACGAACGCTGCAAGGACTCGCCTTGCAGGAGGAAATTTAACATTTAAAGCTTTCGCCACTCTAACAACATCCAAAATCGTTGTTCTTGCATCTCCACCGAAAAATTCATCAACCCAAGCTTCCGATTCTCCTAAACGTGAAGCAAGCTCTGATTTTAAAACATTTCCTTTCTCCATGATTTCAAGAAAACCTTCTAGTAGATCAAGTACGATACCATTAGCAATAAACTCCGGATCATTCTCTAAATCTTTCAAATATTCCTTCACCTTATAATTTTTTTTATGTCCAGGAATTGAAGTCATCATCTTTATTTCTCTTAATTGCTCCTCTTAAAAATTCCATTTAGAGATTATTTTTTTACAATACAATATCTCTCCAACGTCTATTCAAATCTTCTGCTTTTCTTGACATATTACGGTGTTCTTGGTTCTTTTGTCGGAAACATAGTACATCTTTCATTAATCGCTTGCGGGAAAGGCATCTCAGTACCATCGGGCAAAATAAAATTTTCATCTACATTTCTAACAACACCATCCATTGGTACATGAGTCTCACGCACACGGTCATCTCGACTCGTTAGCCACATTTTCCGCTGATGCCCACCCTGGATCATGCCGTGCTGCAGCCCAAAATTATGTGCACCCATCATCTCGGTTCGTGCTATCACCGCCGCCCGGCGGCGTGTCACTGACGGATCAAACACCTTGCTACGTACCCGTTCAGCAATTTCAGAAAGTGATAGACCCTCGCTAATCGCCTCCTGTAATGTGTTGCGAATTTTCTCCGCTGTTGTTTCGTTCACAAACTGGCTAAACCGTTGTACTCGCTCACCAAGTGCACCACGAACCGCCGGATGTACCAGATCAGGCTCTTCTTCCATGATCATTTGCATCGATTCTTTCACTCGCTCTACCAAAAGCGGACCACCTAAACGTACCAATTCCTCAACCCAACGTTGCATATTGAAAATTTCGCCTTCGACTTCTAAATCTACTTTGATATTTTTTTCTTCAAGCTCCATTATTCGAGCAATCACTTCTTGTTCTTGCTTTTTGAAAAATCTTTCCATTAATCTTTGAAACTTTTTCTCCGATGGCTCAACTTGTTTGACAATGCTTTTCCACAGTCGTGTTCGTTCTTCATAGGTTGTTGCTTTCACTATACTTTTTTTTTTACTCTTACCACTTTGAACCGTTGCCACTGGCTGCACCGTCAACGGCAAGTAGAATGAGTTCATTGCCTCATCATCCACTGGTTGCAATCCAAATACTTCGGTCAAGATCATATTTGGTGTCACACCGCCATGCTTAAACCCCTCAAAGAACCGTTTGGCCTTCTGATCAATATTTTCCTTCAATGCCTCTACGCCACTAAGGTCTGGCTCAACTACAATATCAGTTCGTGGCGTTAGTCGTGGCAATAAAAATTCATTAATCAAACTATATATCTTCATTACGTCTGGCATGATTGTCTCTTGCCAGAACATTTTTCTTGCTTCTTTCCAGTTCTCATAGGTTGCTTTGCCGATGCCAAGCACTTCTAACGGTACGCCGTAAATTGCTGCTATCTCCTCACGATTCATCTCTCGCAAGTCAGTGAATTCAGCATCGGTCAGCTTCATACTGGCCAGTGGCGTAAAATCCATATCACCCCACATAAACGCCACTGAATGAGCTTTATCCGTACCGGCGTAAAGTTGACGAAAATGTTGACGCAATCGCTCCAGCTCTCCAGTCTTCGGCTCTCGTGGAATTTTAACAATTCCACTTGGCTTCATACCTTGTTTGAAAAACCGCTTATTAAACTCGACCGCATTCAATTCTAACGTCACAATCGACCGGCCTGCTCGTAATGGAGACATACCACGATAGTTGTTTGATGGATTAAAATATTTAACAAAAAATACCTGTTCAGCAGGATATTTCACTTTTTTGAAATTAACCAGCCGTTCATAGCCAATGATATATTCCTCTGGATCCACCAGCACTCGCACATCTTCACTTCGCCAGTCGGCGTACATTGCTACCGGATGTCGACCTCGCCCATCGAATTCCAACTCCCAGAAAAACTCGCCCTGAAGCTTTAAACGGCTTACTGTCTCCATCCAAAAATCATATTTGGTCTGAAATTTATTAGGTTTGCGAAAAATTTGAAACTCAGGTAAGTGAGATACATCTTCTTTAGTGCCGTCACCCTTCACCCGATAGACTTTAATCGGCAAAAGAGCTATATTCGTAGCAATGATAGAAACACATCGATAGACCCATGAGATTTTCTCATAAACATCGGTAAGAGCTTTTGGATCACCAACTGCATATTCAGGCCA